AACAATTTCTCGATCTTCAGCATCCACACCACCGTGAATGAAGAAGACTTTACGATCTTTCTTTACCTTTTTATTTATCATCTCATAAAGAATGGCACCATGAGTTTCAACTCTTGCATAAAGAACCAAAGTGTTTCCTTTAAGATCAACACTTAGATTTGAAATAAACTTATTTCTTTTTTCGTTTTGAATTAGGAATTGAATTTCATCTTCAAAAACATCAAACTTCTGTGGTTTATGTTTAAGAACAATGCATTGAATGTCCAGTGTTGCAAGGTGTCCTTGATCAATCAGTTTCTTAGTTCCAGTAACCTTGTATGAAGGTCCAAACAACCCTTCTAACACCCATTTATGAGTCTGTGTACCATCTAAAGTACCTGTGAACCCAAACCTATACTTGGCGTGTTGTAAGTGGTTCATAATGGTGATAAGAGACTTACTTTTGAAGAGGTGTGCCTCATCACCCATAATGACATCATACTCATCAAAGAAACTCTTATCTAACTTATAGACAGACTGCCAAGTTGTAATCGTAACTTCATTTGTGTTTGTTTTATCTCTTCCAGCATAGATTTGATGACAATGATTTTCTGCATCCCATCCATAGTCCTGAAAGTCTTTAAACATCTGTGAAACCAAAGATGTTGTAGGAACAACCAAAAGTACTTTCTTTTTTAAACCAACAAAGAATCTTACCAATGAGTAAATCATAAAAGACTTACCAGATGCTGTGGGTGAGATAAGTAGTTTTCTGTTATACCTCAGAGCATCATAAACTGCATCGATTTGATAATCTCTAGGTTTGATGTGAGTAATGGAAGCAATATAATCCTTAACACCTTCCTTTGAAATCATCTCATTGACTTCAAATGGAAGACCATAAAACTTATTATCTACAAACTCATAAGAGTAACCTGATTGCTCACAGAAGGCTACAATCTTATCGAGAAGACCAACATAGATTCTTTTAGTTCTCATATCGAAGAGGTGGATATCACCATTCCAGTTTCTTCTTCGATACTGAGGCATAAATTTTTTGTTAGGAACCTCAAAGGTAAATCTATCTCTTAACTCATATTCAATATGAGGTTCCGTTTCAATTTTTAGATAAACTTCATTTACCTTTTGAATTATCAAATCTGCCATTCATAATGGTTATCACTTGTGTTATTTATTAGTAAAACTAATAAGATGAAACAGTGCCACTAAAACCTTTTGAACTTAACTCAGAGTTCTTTGTGTTAGCTGCATCTTCCGAATCAAATGATGATCGATCAGATGCATCAACACTCCAGTGAGTTTCATCAACGTAATAGGTTGTTTCACCAGTAATGCGATTTGTTTTCGTAATTTGAAAAGGCATTTGCTTTAGGTTTTTAGGTATTTATCCCAGTCCAGCACTAAATCTCATATATTCTATTGCATTTTTGATGTGATAAGTTCTTTGAGAAACCATTTTTAATATACTCTCTAAGTATTCCAACATAGTAGAGTAGTATTCTAATTTCAACGAAACTCCTGAGAGTTTCTCATCTGCATCCAGATATTTTTCAAGAGTTGCTTTATCCCTAATTTTCTTAGGGAATGGATTTTCGATATAAACATCTGGATCTGCTTTCCCACTAAAGTATTCATAACGTTCGTGGCGAATGTTCTTTCTTTGTTGTTCTGCTTTTTTTCTTAGCAGAGAAATGTTATTATACAAATCATAATATTTGGCATGAAGAATTGGAATGTTTAGTGATTCCGTGTGAAGATTATCAGGATCAATCTTTGAATCTTCAGACCACATTTTTTGAATGGTCTCCAAATCAATCATTAACAGCAGGAAGTAATTGGTTCTATACTGTAGATAGTATACTTGAAAGTGACCGTTGCCGTAAAGTACTCAAGGTCAGTTTGTTTAGCGTCAAAGTCAAGTGTTGAAAGATTGATTGGAAATAAGTTTTCAAAGTTGACTTTGAATTTGGCATTCTGTTGAGAATCAAGAACTGTCAGAGTTCCATCTGAATAAAGATTCAACTGAGTTCCATAAGGTTGAGAGATAATAGCCTCATCTTGGTTTTGCCAACGATAAATCTCTTGAAGACTTTCTGGAAATCCAATTCCACGAATCCAATTTTGAATCTCCATGTAATTCTGAAGATCCTCATCAACTAAGAAATCGAGAGATAAATCTTCAAATTCAATGTTAGTTCCAGGAAGTGGAATGTTGTTTAGGTAATTATTGAAGTTGGCAACACCCATTGTCATCGCTGGGATGTTGACTCTGTTACCAAAAAATGCAACTGACGGAGCACGATTTACTTGGAATCGAAACCCTGTTGGAGCTAAGAAGTTTCGATTCTCAGGTTGTGTTGGGAGTGGTTTTTGAACCGCCATTATTGTTTTTTAGTTATTTATCAACAACCCTTCACCGATGTGGCTATTTCGCCACCAATTTGTGATCCAGCTTCTTGACCAAAAAGAACTAACCAACCAGCAGCCAACCATCCAACATAAGGAACAGTTGTAAGTGATGGTGCAGCAGATGCAGCCAAACTACTTCCGATCAGGGCACCATTCGATTCTCCTCCACCTTCCGCCTTGATACACTCTTCGGATTTCACAATCCCCTTTCCCTCACCATCTACTCCTGCCTGATTATCAGACTTAGTTCCAGGAACAAACTGTGTGGATCTTGTTGTAGTGGATCTTCCACCTATTCCAAACACACCTCTTGATGAATCGGTGTAAGTGTCCGAAGTTAACACCTTGGGGTCATGAGACTTATAGTCAATGGTGTAACTTCCATCAGCATTGACTTTTACAGAATAAGTTGTGTAATCCCCAGATGGAGGATAATTAATTTTGACTGGTTCTTTTTTGATTAGGTGACCAAGAATTCCAATGTGTGCAACTGCTATAATGATTCCTAGTCCACCTGCAGTCCATTTAATAAACTTCATGGAATGTGAAATGGTTAATTTTATTTATTGTACATATCCTCAAGAATTGCACGATAGAGATATGCCTTCATCTCGATCAATTCGTTTTGCTCTTCAATTGGACACTTAGGATAACCAGGCCAATGTTCTAAGTAATGGCAAACTGATTTGTAGAGGAGTTTGATATCCTTCATGTCCAAGTTCATTACGAACAGTGGTTCTTCGAATTCTTCTTCCATGGACTTATTTAGAAGCAATAAAAAAGGAGGTCCGAAGACCTCCCAGTGAAACACAAGAGTGTGAAAGAATCACATGAGATTCTTAACAGCAACTCTTCTGTAGTAACGGTTGGAGTTAACACGGAGTCTTCCGAGTCCTTGCTCAGTACCCTCAGCGAATGGGTTAGCGACCAGACCATAACGGGTCTTGAAGCCAATTTTAGGCTGGAAGGTGTCCTCACCAACGGCACGAACCATCTGGAGAGGAACATAAGGACAATAGAACAGACCAGCGTCATAAGGTGAAGAACCCTTATAACCAACAACATAGTACTGATTACCAGCAGATGAGTTAGCTGCGGTCAGGTTTGCCGAATATGGATCGATGTAAACTCTGAACTTACCGTTGATGGTACCAGCGAAGGTGTTGCCGGTGTCGTCAACATTCAGGTTTGCGTTCAGGGCTGGGGTGTAATCCAGGATTCCTGCCATCGTCAGTGCCGAAGCAACATCAGCGGAACACAGAATCATGTTACCCTTTCCTCTACGAGTTCTTTGTGCGATCGCGTTAGCGTCACGCTCGATTTGGAACAGGAGACCCTTGAACTTCTCAACAGACCAACGACCGTTGGAGTCAACGTCGAGGTCGAACACACCAGCGGTTGCGGTGTTGGAAACAGCACCTTGTTCAGCAACCTTGTAGATGGTTCTGATGACTTCACGGTTGATCTCAGCCAGAATTTCGGTTGAGAGGATGTTAGCCAGTTCGGCTTCAGCGTTCAGACCGTGGATAGCCTTGAGGTCTTGAGCGAGTTCCAGTGAGTACTCAGCCTTCAGAGCTCTTGACTTAGCGGTAACGGTGACTTTCTCGATCGAGAAGGCCATCTGGTTGAACTGGTCGCCAGTACCTGCACCCAGGTTCTCAGCGTCACCAGTAACCATTCCCTGACCGACATCATATCCGGTTGAGGAAGCGGTACCAACAGGGTTCAGAACAGCGGGGTTAGTACCAGACTGAGCAGTTGTACCCAGACCAGCGTTAACGTCGGTGAAACCTGCGGTGAGGTTGAAGCCGTCATCCTGACCAGAGAAGGCGGAATCTGCTTCGTTGAACAGTGCTTCAGTTCCACTCTGATTGGTGTAACGTGAACGCATTGCGAAGATCAGCCCAGTAGGACCAGACATTGGCTGAACACCTGCCAGGTCATATGCGACCAGGTTAGGCATTGCACGTCTGATCAGGGAGATCAGAACGGGGTCGAAACCAGCAACTGGACCAGCTGCTTCGGCTCCACCACCGAAACCACCCGAAGCACCAGCTGCGTTAGCAGAGTTGGTGGGTGATTCCATCAGGTTGATACCTGAATTAAATGCTTGCTCCTCGCGGAGGAACTTTTCTTGGTTTTCCAGCAGGACTGCGGTTACAGCTCTACGATGGGAATCTTTGATTGCGTCAAGACCCTCATAGTCGAGAAGTGGACTCCACTTTTCCTGCAGATGCTCTGATTGGAACATTTGCGTTTACCTATAAGTTAGTTGTTTTTGTTTGAATTGTATAAAATTCAATTTTTGCTGAATGCACCCAGTGCTCTTACATATGCATCCATTCCAGATGCTGTTGGAGCTACTGTGGTGTCAACACCTTCGGAAAGGGTTTGGGGTGCCTCAGACTTAGTTGCGGGAGTTCTGGAGAAGTATGACTCCTTCAGAGTTTCCAGCTTTTCACGATATTCTTCTTCACTTTCAAACTCAACACTTTCGGCAAGTGAAGCGAGCTTCTCTTTC